GGGCACCGCGGTCACAAACGGTTGGTCGGCCCACTCGCCATACAACGGCAAACGTTCGGTGCCGCGCGCATCGTTGAGCGTGAACACGCCCGTGCGCAACGCAATCTCGGTTGCTTGCAAACGCGTGAGGGTGTCGGTGCGCAAGAGGTGTTCGACGTTGAACGCCATGTGCCGACGCCCCGGCAAGAGATCGGCCCACGCTTGTTCAAACCGTCGCAACCATGGGCCAACCGCGTGCGTGAGGCGTTCGATCTCGCGTTGCTCACGGTTCGCATAAGTGAGCGTGCCGCTACTGCCCACCGAGGTGGTCAAATCGGTGGGGTCAAGTAGGAACATGAACGCGATTTCCGCAATGGAGAGTTGCGCCGCCTCGATGAATTGCGCATCGGCGGGCGAGAATGCCAACGGCGTCACCGTCATTGATTTCGGCAACACCGCGGGGCGGCGCGTGCCCGAGGCGTGACGCGCAATCCACGCGGCTTGCAAATCGTTTGCCTGTTCCTCGGTCAACTCGGGGCGATCGACTTGAATGATGACCGAATTTTCGGCGGCGGTGTGGAACGTGCCCGCGCCGTAATCGGCAATGTCGAGGATGCGCCCCCACGCTTGGCGGAACGCCTCGATGACACCGACGCCCCACAACGCACCCGGTGATGTGTGCCCGCGCACGTGCGTGATCTCATCCCACCCGAACGCCTCGCCCGCGTACCCGTACACCGGCAACCCGTCAATCAACAACATGGTCACATCGTTCGGGTGCACGGGCATCACTTGCCGCGCAAACCCCGTATCGGGGTCGATGTCGATGTTGATGCCGACGAAATTGCCGAACAACAACGCCGAGGTGAACGCTTGCACCCAATACTCATGCGCGGTGAGGAACGCCCACGGGCGTTCAACCACGTTGCTCAACGGTTCGACGCGGTTGCCCGCCGAGTCAAACTCAACGGGCGGCGCGCATGACGCGGCGGCGTTGGCGATGAACCCGAAACATTTCCACGCCGCGGGCACGCCCGTCACCGAGGTTTCGGTTGCCGCGTTGGGCAACATGCGCAACGGCGTGGGCCAACCCGTCGAGGGGTCACCGTCACGCCATAACCATGGCCACCAATCGGAACCGCCCGTTGCGTTGATGACGCGCCGCGGTGAATCACTCGGGATTGGCACGGGCGGGCGCGTCGATCTCGGCAACGCACGGGCAACCTCATGCGGTTGGTACACCTCAATCACGTGTGCGCCCCTCTCACCCGAACAACCACAACGCGCCGCCCTCATCGTTGGCGGCGCGCCACACCGCCAGCGATGCGGCAACCAACGGTGACAAATCGGTTGAGGGCGAACGCCGTGACCACGTGAACGCATCGCCGCGAATGCGACGGCGGGCGCCGCTCACGGCATCGTTCAACGCCTCACTCGGGCGAACCCGCAACGTGCCCTCAATCACGTGGTCATAGAACGTGCCCGCGGCAAGGCGCATATCGCCATCGGTGGCGATGTGCAACGGCGTGCCCTCGCGTTCAAGCGCGGCGATGAGGGTGCCCGCTGGCCCACCGCCTTGCACCGTCACGCACCGCACGTCATGGCGTTGGCGCAACTCGGTGACGCGCGGCGCCACCCATGACAACCCTTGCCGGTGGTCGATCACCTCGACGTTCATGCCGTCACGCGAGGCGGCAACGATGCACGCACTTGTTCGGTCGGGGTTGGCGTCAACCGCGAGTTGTAACCCGCCCGCGGGTGCGGCGTCATCGTGCACGCACGCCAACCACGATGCGAACGGAATGATGGCCACCTCGGCGCGGGTCCAAACGTTGCCGAACGCGCGCGCAAACTCGGTTTCGCTCATCGTGCGGTGCGCATGTTCGACCACGGCGCGCGTGATGGTGCGGTCAAGTGCGGGGATGAACCGCGGCCACGCCTCGGCGTTGTGCGCCTCATCGAGATCGCGCGCACTCCACTCGAAATAGCAAGTGCCGCGGGTGTCGCCGCGCGCAACCGCTTGGCGCCCTAGTTCAACCTTACGGTTGAGGTATGCCGCCTCATCGGTGCCCATCGTTGAACACACCCACAATTGCCCATCGGCACGCGTGGCCATGGCGGGGATGAACGCTTGTTCGCGTCTGTCGTCGGTGTCGTCAAACGCCTCATCAATGATGGGCACGTCAAGGATTTTTCCGTGCGATGAACCCACCGTGTTGGCGGTCACCTCGATGCGTGACAACCCGAATTGCATTGCCTCATCACCGCCCGCGCGGTACACCCGCGAGAGTTGATCGGTGAACGGTGACGCCTCGACGATGGGCACCCAATCGTGCAAGAGTTTTTTGCGGGCGTCATATCCCGATTGCGCCGAGTATGCGCAACGTTGGTACCGCTCAACGCGGCGTGCGTATTCGCACACCCGCCACACCATGAGTGCGAGCAACCGCGTTGATTTGCCACCCTGGCGCGGTTCGGTGATGCACACGTCGCGATAAGCGAACGTGCCGGTGTCGGGGTCGATCTCCAACGCCACCATCAACGGCAACGCTTGGTGCGGCATCAACTCCCACCCGAGTTTGCGCGCCACCTCGACAACCTCGATGCCAAGGGTTGCGCGTTCGGGTGTGCGTTGCGTTGCGAACCGCGGCGGGCACTCGGTCATCACCATTGCCGTGACGGGTTCGCGTTCGCCCTCGCCCGTTTCTTGATGCGGGCAATGCGCGTGCCCTCCCCGTAGTTGCAGCGCGCGCACTCGGGCATGAGGATGCAACACTCGCCATTCGGCGTGTGATCGTGCAACGCCCTCGGCGGGTTATGCCCCACCGTGGTTGCCACCCGCCCACACCCCCGCCAACACATTTGCGGTTCGATGCGCAACAATCGGCGGGCAACACGTTGGTTTCGGTCGATACGCATGGGCATCAGGCATCAACCGCCTCGCATCGGCCCACGATCGAGTGAAAGCGACCGGGGCGGCGGGTGCTCCGCGGGTTCTGTAGCAAAATCGCGCGCGCGGAAATTTTTCGCGTCGCGATTTTTTTTCGCGCGGATTTTTTTCGCGCGGAATTTTTCTCGCGCGATCGAGTTGTGTCCGCGGTTGTTGAGTGTGCGCGCGTTGTCGGCGCCAGCGGTGGGGGTCATAGGGCGATGCCCATTTCCTCAACGTCTAACCAACTCATGTTGCCCGCGCTATTGAGGTTTGCGGTGTGCGTTTGTTGTACGCGTAGGTCAAGGGCATCGCCCGCGTTCAACGGCACCGCCTTGGTGAACGGCACCGATTGCGTTGTGCCGTTGACGATTTGCCCCGCCACTTGCGCCGAGTGCAATGGGCCATCGGGTGCGACGATGCCCGCACCGTTGCGGTACACGTAGCACCACACGGTGGGGTTGCCCGATGAGATCACCACCGACAATGACATCGTTGCTTGCGCACTCACGCGGTAGTAACCGGCGCGCGGCACAACGATGGTGTTGTTGGCGAACACCATGCCACCGCGTAAGAGATCGGCGGTCATGCCCGTGAGTAGCGTGATGGTTTGACCGGGGATTGATTGCCCCGCACCCGCGCGCATACGGGCGAACGCGCGCCCAATCATCACCACCCACACGGTGCCGTTGAACACTTGCAATGTGGCGGTGTCTGTCACCCAACACATGACGCCCGCGGGTGGTGTGCCGAGGGCGGTGTCACGTGCGGCGGCGGTGGCGAACCGCGGGATTGGCCCACTGTCAACCATCGTTCGGAGATCGGCGGGCACATCGGGGATGGCGGCGCCATCGGGTAAATCGAAACCCTTGTATTGCACGCGCGCCATGGGCCACCCCCGTCGCGTTGCGCTTGGTCGGCGCCCCGAGGCTAACGCGCTAGTCAACCCTTGACTAGTGGCGCACGATGTGCGCATGACCAACCAAGCAACACCGACCGAACCGCGCGAGGGCGACCCCGCACCCGATGACGGTGCCGAGGTTGTTGACCCGTCACCCGAACCCGAGGGTGTCGAACCGAACGATGGGCCAACCGAACCCGATGACCATGAACACGGTGAGGGCGCCGAGTAATGGTTGCGGTTGTCTCACGTAGCGCGTGGGGCGCCAACCCGTTGAACACGCCCGCATCGTTGATTGCAACACCAACGCCCGATTTGTGGTTGCACCACACGGGTGGTGAGGGACACGGCGCGAGCTATATGCGCGCGCTGCAATCGGGTGCGTTGCGCGGCGGGTACGTTGACCTTGAATACACCCGCGTCATCGACACCGATGGCACGGTGTATGAGTCCCGCGGCATCGGTCGCAACACCGCGGCGACGGGTGGCACCACCAATGGCGTTGCCAATAACGCACGCTCGCACGCGCTATGCGCCATGGGCAATTTTGAAACGATGATGCCGAGTGATGCGTTGCTCAACGCCATCGCCGCGTGCGTTGCCGATCTCCATGCGGCGGGCGCCATCGCAACCGCGCGCATCACTGGCCCACATCGTGACGCGCCCGGCAACGCAACCGCGTGTTGCGGGCGCCACCTCATTGACCGCATCGGTGACATCAACGCGCGCGTCGGTGGTGTCACGCCAACACCACCACCTCAAACGAAAGGCGGCGCCGTGGACATCACACGCACACCGAGTGGCCGCGGGTACTACGTGTGCGCCTCCGATGGTGGCGTGTTCTCTTACGGTGACGCGGTGTTCCGCGGTTCGATGGGCGGCAAGCATTTGAACGCGCCCGTGATCGGCATGGCGGTGCACCCCAAGGGCAACGGGTATTGGTTGGTTGCCACCGATGGCGGTGTGTTCGCGTTCGGCGTGCCCAACCGCGGCAGCATGGGCGGCAAGAAACTCAACGCACCCATCGAGGGCATCGAGGCAACGCCCTCGGGCAACGGGTATTGGTTGATTGCCCGTGATGGTGGCGTGTTCGCGTTCGGTGATGCCGGGTTCTACGGGGCGCCCACTGGCATGGTGGGTTAGCTTCGGGGGGTTGCCCTCGGCGGCGTCGGTTTGGTGACCCTTTCCGTTGCGCCGCCGAGGGTGACATCACCGCGAGGGCGGGCAACCTCGGGCGCGTAATCCCCCCAACGCCACGCGCCCGAGGCGCCCGTCACATCACTTGCGTATCGGTGCCGAGGATGACGCGCGTGATGGTGCCCGATGACACCTCGGCGGCGCCCTCGGTGGTCACCACCATCACGATGCATTCGGCGCCGAGGCGTTGCGCACGCCACAACTCGGTGTGTGCATCCTCGGGCATATCAACATCAACCTCAATGCGTGCAATCATCGGTGCCCTTTCCGTTGTTCGGGTAACTCGGCCATGAGATCAATGGCGCCGAGGCGTGCGAGGCGTTCGGCGTTGGTGACGGTTTGCGCGTTCCACCGCCGTTGCAACCGCTTGGCCACGCGGCGCATGGCGGCACGTTCGGTGCGGTCGATGTCGTCGGTGAGGCACGCCAAGCGGAACACGGCAACCTCATCATCAAGCGCGGTCACGGCAACGCCTCGCACATGACGGTGTAACACGTCAACGGGCGGTTGGGTTTGCCGTCGAACCGCGTGGGGCGAACGTGCGAACGCTGGCGCCAACATCGCAACGCGGCATCGGGTGTGCGAAACCGCAACGCCCTCTCGGGGTCAAGCGTGAATTCCGCGCCGCCCAACCCTTGGTTGGCGTCGGGGTCATACCACGCCACCCACGCGCCCGCGGGGGGTTCGACATCGTTGTTGATTAGCGCGCCCTCTTGCCGCACGA